TCGCGGTGTGGTGGCCGCTGGTTGGGCCGGGGGAGTTTCGTCCGCAGGAGGTTCGTCCGCAGGAGGTTCGTCCGCAGGAGGTTCGTCCGCAGGAGGTTCGTCCGCAGGAGGTTCGTCCGCAGGAGGTTCATCAACATTAATCACTTCAATCAAATCAATTGATTCAAAGCTTTTAATCTGTGATTCCGTAAGGCTTTCAAGCTTTTGACCCTCAAAAACATTACCCAATACAGGACTAACAAAATCACGTTTTGCTTTGTATTTTTTCATGACATTCTCCAAACACAGGCCTAGTAACTACCAGGCCTGGTTAGTTAGATTAAGCTGTTAGAGCACCACCAACAAATGATGCAGGACGATAAATAGCAAGTGCAGCACGTAAGTCCGCCTTGACTGTCATCATGCCTTGCTTGAAGTTGTCGCCATCTGAATCAGACAGGCTAATAGCCACGCCACGACGGTTCCAAACTTGAGCACCCATTGCAAAATCACCTAGCAAGAACTTACCAGAAGTAATAGAGTTTGACTTAACCACATTTAAACCCCAAGGATTTACCGCCATATCGCGACGGAAGTGGCCATCTGAACCTTGATCTAAATCAAGCGCTTCAACGTCTGCTGGATTTAGAACAATACCATTTGCAAAGTATTCAGATTGCTCTAACAACGTCATAGCTTTACGAATGTTCTCCAGCTTGTTAGAGCTTGCCACAGGTGTAAACACAGTATGATTTCCTGTATTTAATAAGCCTGAGATATTTGCACCCGCACCATTACCCGCTAACAGCTGCATTTCTTTACGCAATAAAGCAGCATACTGCATACGCCCATCAATATAAGATGCAAGCATTGGTGCATCTTCAATTACTTGCTGAGACACAGGCATTGTGTGACCAATTGTTGCAACCTTAGCCGTTTCTAAAGTGAATGTAATTTCTGATTCACCGTAACTTGTTGCACCTTCTGCTTTTTCTGCAGCGGCACTTGTAAAGGTGTTTTCACGCGTGTACTCAACTGAGTTGCTTGATGTCTCACCAGAAGCCAGTAAATCTTCTAAACGGAGAATACGTCCATTAGGACCGACAATACCCGCTTGACGATCAGGCGCAACCGTTGCATCTGAACCCGTTACCGCAGCTGCTTGAACTTCAAACGTTGCTTTATTTGCTGAACCACTTGCAAAAGCCTGGAACGCTGCAGAATTTACAAACTCCATACCCATTGACTGTGCTTCATCAATCTTTAGCTTGCCACCTTCTTTTTGCTCCAAATCCAGGATTTGAGCAGCGATAGTACCAATCTTATCCTCTAATCCATCGAGTGCTTGTTTGTTGTTTTCATTACCCGCTTGAATTGCGGCTTTTACTTGCTGGTCAATGTTTGCTAATCCAGCTTCAATTTGTGCTTTTACATCCATGAGTTATTCTCCAATTGTGAATGTGTTTAATAAGTTGATTGCCGCTTTTGCTGACTCATCATCGACCGCATCTCGCTGAATGATTTGCTTAGCAGAAGCCACCAGGACTTTGGCCGCTTCTCTTGAAAACCCACCTGCATCACGCAGAGTGCTTTCTAATTCTTTTAGTGATTTAATTTCACCAATTTGGTTTTTGGCTGTTTTCTCGGTTAGCGCTTGAGGCACTTGGCCAAAGTGTTTTACAAAGTCTTTTGATAGTGCTGCCACTTTCATTGATTCTGACATTGATGTTGCAAACCCTTGCGCTAATGCTGCTTTAGCATCTAGCCAAGTTTCTGCCGCCATCATGGATTCAATTTCACTTGAATCAATACCAGTTTCACGCACATACATATCTACTAGCATTTGCTGAAACTGATCTAAAGTGTCTGCCGCTTTTCGCATCTCTTCTGAATCACCCATGACACCAGACCAGGGATTGTGAATCATTAAAAAGGTGTCTTCTGGCATAACGCGCTCATCACCCGCCAAAAAGATGACCGATGCCGCACTCGCCGCAATACCTTCAACACGAGTGACCACTTTGGCGCTGTGATTTTTTAAAGCATTAAACATGGCCACACCATCAAACAGACTGCCACCAGGTGAATGAATACTGACCTCAATTTCTGACACATTGGTTTGCGCGTTGATCTCTGCTATAAAGTCGGAGGCTGAAACGCCCCACATACCAATCTCGTCATGGATAGCAATCTGCATTTTGTTTTCTGCCAGTGCTTTGACTTGGTACCATTTACGATTATTCATTTGCATCCCCTAGCTTTGAAAGTGTTGTCATATTGAGCGGGCTAATTAATTGATCACCACCCACAACAGGCGGTAGGTTTTCGCGCTTACGCGCTTCGTTAATGGTCATAGTTGGTGAGCCAACCATTTTGCTGTAATACTCTGAACGGCCTGCGGTATCACCACGCAACAAGCCTTCAAAATTAAACTCTATTTTGTATTTGCGACGGTCTGCCACATTAAACAGTGTGTGTTGCAGCTCTTGTTCCCACCGGGTTAGATATGGACGCAAATTTAGCTGGTAAAAACCCAACATCATTTGTTCTATACCACTACCCCATGAGGTGGTTTTGGTTGTGTCATTAATGAGAAAACCTGGCACACCAAAGAAGCGGGCAATGTCCTCTGTTTGAAAGCGGCGGGTTTCTAGCATTTGCATATCTTGCGGATTGATTTGAACTTGCTCGTACTTCATGCCGCCCTCAAGAATCATGAGACGGTGGGCGTTTTCATTGCCGCTATTGAGCGAACTAAAATGCTTACGCACCAGACCACGCTGTTCATCTGTCAACACCTTGTCTAGCGTTAATACGCCACCAGGCTTACCACCGTTTTGATAGAACTTTGAGCCGTACTCTTCTGCACCCATTGCTAAACCAATTGAGGTTCTGGCATAGGCCAATGGACTTAAACCAATTAAGCCATTACCAAACAGCTTTATGTGCAGCATATTTTCTTTGGCAATGACCGCCACATCACGGTCTTGCTCATAGGCATAGATTTGTGAACCATCATCAAGCAAAGTGGTTTTAACCTGTCTTGCTGGCAACGGATTTAAACCCACCACATCACCCCTGGCATTGCGCTGCAGTTCTGCATACGCATTACCATGCAATATTAGGTTTAGCATCATGGTTTCACGAAAAACAACGCTGGTCATATAGCGATTTGGTTTATCATGCAACAAATTATAAATAGGCAAATCTTTTACAACCTTGCGGCCATCAGGCGTATCAACAAATACATTAAGCGGCAAGCTTGCTACCGTTTCAGAAAGTAAACGAACACATGCCCACACCGCACTGACTTGCAACGCGGACTCTTCTGTAACAGCCTTTGGTGAACTTACCCCATGTGCTGTTGGGTCTGAGCTTTGCTCACCTGTTGCTTTTTCTGTTGCCTTGCGACCCCAAAACTTTAGATTCCACATTTGCTTTACTCGATTACGATAGGATTATTTAAAAAGTCGTCTAATGATTCTTCTGGCTCAACATTAACCAAAGCACCAAATGCCATGATTAACGCCATTGCCGGATCTATCTTTTCTTCGGCTTTTGATTTGTCTGCCTTGATGTTTTCGGCTGGGTCTTTTGTGGCAACGACGTTGCCCATTGCCCAACTTAAAACGGGGTTGCCGTTGTGCTCTAACTGACCACTTATATAGTTACGCTCCAACTCTTTCATGGCTGGGCTAATGGATTTATAACCCTGCCCCATTGAGAGCATATTGATACCGTCATCTAACAGGTCGTTAATGAGTTGGCTTGAGTTCCATCGGTCAAACGCAATGGCTTGAATATTTACCAGGCCTGCTACTTCGTTTATTGTTTTGCGAATAAAGCTGTAATCTGCCACATTGCCTGGCGTGGTTTCTAAAAATCCACGACTGGCCCAGTGATCGTATGGAACACGCGCTTGATGCACTCGTTTCATAACGGCATCTTCTGGTAGCCAGTTAATTGAGAACACTCGACGTTTACCATTTGGCAATTCACCCACTAGACCAAGGCTAGTAATATCACCCACGGACGCTAAATCTAACCCACCGTAAACCGTTGTGCATTCGGCCATCTCTTGTAATGAGTAGGCTTGTTCGCACTGGTTCCAGGATTCAATATCCACCCAAGACTCGGACACGTTAACGCGCACGTTTAAGTGCTTGGTTAAGAAGTTTGAGCGTTGGCTTGGTATCTCTTTGGCGTGTTTCGCCATGTTGCGTAAGTAATCAAGTGAGACACTTACCCCAAGATTAGGGTTAGCTTTTCGCCAATTGGCTTCGTCAAAGTAGTCGTCGCCATCGTCAATGGAAAAGATTACGGCAAAAAAACTATCATCTTCTACCTGGCCATTGAGCACCGATTCGGCATACGCGTGCAACTGGTCATCTATACCACCGCGAATAAAACCGCTGGTTGTGATGTAGGCTAACAACCACTGAGAACGCGCACCAAAAGCGGACTTAATAACATTAACAAGCTCGGCTGTTTTGTGGGCGTGAACTTCATCGACCAAACCCATATGCGGGTTCAGTCCGTCTAAGCTATTTGCATCTGCTGAAAGCGGTACGAACTTGCCGGAATTATCATGGTTTAGCATTTCGCCACGGCGAATATCTAAGCGCTTTTTAAGCTCTCTACTTTGACGCGCCATGTTTTTTGCTTCGTCAAATATCTGTTTTGCCTGATCTCTACGAGTAGCCACAGCGTAAATCTCTGGACCGCCCTCACCATCCTTGGTAAGTCCGTAGTTTCCCATGCCAGAAATAATGGTTGTTTTACCGTTCTTACGCGCTACTTTGTTGTAGGCTTCGTTAAATCTGCGGGTACCGTCGGCCTTTTTCCAACCAAATAGCATGGCAAATAAAAAACACTGCCAACCTTCAAGCACAATTTGCTTACCCGCTAAACTGCCTTTTGAGTGCTTTAAGAAGCTAAAGAATTGAAAGAAGTGCGCTACCGCAACCTCATCAAACACCAGGCTACGGTCGCCGCCTTTCATTAAATCGTTTAGGTGACGCTCTACCGCCAACCTTTCATATCTGCCCGTTATAACTTCGACATTGATAACCTCATCAATGTACTGATCCATTGCCTTTAAGCAGTGGAGTGCGTATTGTTTTGGCTGCATTAGAAGTCAAAAGAGTCTTGATTCTCTGGCACACCCACTTTTAACTGCAAACGTGCAGGCGGCGTTAAACCTAGTTGCCGTGCAATCTTTAAGCACTGACCAGTAAGGTCTCGCCAAATAACGTACGCTGGCGACATTTGAATGTAGCCATTTGGCGTGGCCTGGGTCATGCCTTCAATATCCAGTTCTTTGTCTGCCTGCAACCAACGGGCGTAAGTTTGGCAGTACATCGCTAGAATATCGGCATCAAGTTCATTAATAATTCTGTGTTTGTTGCCCAAGCTTTCTACAAGCTCAACCCAATGTTTTTTGGATTCGCCTTTTAAAAAGCGCGGCATTTTTGGCGGAGTAAAAACCGACTGGCTCTCTGACTCCACCTTTTCAGGTGTGTTTTCTTCAGGGCTAGTTCGGTCAATACGTACCACCTTTGCGGGTGTACTCGACATTGCCGAATCTCCTATTTATACAACATGCTTCCATGTCTTATTATTTATTACATAATTTATAGTTCTATGATCAACCCCAAAAACCTTCCCCATGTCGCTTTGTGTCAATCCTACAAACTCTTTACTTCTTATTCTAATTACATCAGCTTCTGTCAATTTTGAGTTTGGGCGGTACCTGCCTAAAACTGTTTCAGAGTGCATGTTATTCTCTTCTCTGGAGCACCACTCTAGATTCTCTAACCTATTGTCAGTCTTATCGCCGTTCTTATGGTTTACCGTTTCATCAATACCATCAGGAGCAAATACCCGCATAACCAACCGGTGAACCTTATAAGTCTTTCTACTTGGTGAACAAATTACACGAACATATTTATTTTTATCGAAACTTCCCTTTAGGATATTCCCACCAAGAGTCCTCTTAATACGACCCATGTTAGAAACCTCATATAGAGGCTCGAAACTAATCCTTTTCCAAATTTCTTGCATTACCAAACCCACCATCGAATTTAACGGTCTTTATTGAGTGGCAACTTTTACAAAGCGGCTGCCAATTGGACACATCCCAAAAAAGAGACATGTCGCCTTTGTGCGGGATGATGTGATCTAAGTCTGTTGCTGGAGTAATGCGATTTTCTTTTTCGCAATGAACGCAAAGCGGGTGCTGCTGTAAAAAAAGTTCTCTGGCTTTTCGCCACTTTGAATTGTAGCCACGGGCGTAAGCTGTTTTTCTTTCTGGCTCAACTCGATTAGCCTGAACCGTTTTAGCTTTTAGCCCTTTAGGACGTACTGGCATTTAATACCCCCCCCTAAAAATTTTGCTGGCATAAAAATCAAGTTAAGGAGGCGGTAACTAAGGAGAGAGGCGTAGACTTTCGACCCGCCCCTCCCCATGCTAACACCTCAAGAAATTCACGCAGTTTTTAACCCAGACTGCACCTGGGAGACTTATCACCTCCTTCAAGGTGAGTTAATCATTCTTTTCAGCTTTATCTGGCAACTTAATGCCGTACTTCTTTTCCCACCAATTAAGTGAAACCTGCTCAATAAAGTAAATTGAACGGCCTCCCATATGTCCTGCTACACCTGCCGCTGCAGCTGCAATTGCAAAACTATACCCAAGCTCAATGCAAGCTAGCGCTGCCATAAACCCAGCAAAACCAGAAACAACCCACTCACCAACCAGCTCAACTATGCTGAATTGCTTATTATTTTGCTTTAACTTTCTGATGTAGTTTGCTGTTCCGCCCCATAACGCCAAGCACATAAATGCAATCCATGCCCACAAAGTGTGAAACCATCCCAAAGACTGACCACCGCTACCATCTGGCATCACTCTGTTTCCTTGTTTACTGCAGAGCGAATAAGCTCTAATCTTGAATTACACAAACCTAACGCATCGTCATAAGCTTGCACATGAAATAAAATATCTTGATTTAACGTGCCAAAATACTCAGGCGCATCAACACCAGGCGGCACCTCAATACTACAAACATTCTCAACCGCTACTTGCTTAACGGGCGTTGGACAACCCGCGCAACCACTCAGTAACATAATTGGGATGATGAACAGAGCTCCAATCTTTAAGATTTTCATTAGCCTGTTTCTCCTCTTTAAATAACTTCACCCTGGCAAACGACCTTCTCTCACGCTCAAGCTTAAGATTCCACATCACACCAAGACCTTTTGAATACCTGGCATGCAAATCAATTTCATTCTGCTTGGCTTTAAGGTTTGCTCTATCAATCTCTTCATCCTGCAACTGCAAAGCCGTGTTATAAGACTTATGCAATTCAGCAATCTGCACATCATCAATATTGCCCTTAACAAACCAACCACCAGCAAAGCTAGACACAACAAAAGAAGCCATCAAAATCAAACTTAAATAACTCATTCGTAATACTCTTCATTCAGCTGAAAATGCGGACTGTCCAAGAAGTCACGCCACAAACCGCCCGCTTTAATTTGCACATCCAACTCAATGGCTGCTGTCATCATGGCCTGAATGGCTAATCTAAAATACTTATGCTCCCAAGTAGGCTTGTTGCCAACCAAAACATACAGATCAACCGCATGAGAATAACCATCCGATTGAGGCAAATGTTTAGAATTTAGCGTTGTGCTCTTCTTATCCGCAACCAACTGTTTTTGACGCTGGATATTTCTAACGCCTTCGCTCACACCAAAATCAACACGACTAATTTCAATGGCACGTTTAACCACAGCAACCAAATCAGGATGCACGCCGTCCAACTTATCCAAACTATTTTTAGAGAGCTTAAACATCACAAATCACCAGGCATAAAAAAACCCGCCGACCGGGACACTCCCAATCCAAAACGGGTTATAAACATAAAAAATAGGCACAAAAAAAGCCCGATTCCGTTTCCAAAATCGAGCCTTACAATTCTTTTACTTGATGTTCACCAAGCTTGGAAAAAACTATAGCAGAAGTGTGTCCCTATATGCAAACACATTTTGCAATATTTTTATAAACACCAACCAAACACACCAAAATTAAGCCGCCACAAATCGGTCTGAAAGTGCCATGTATAAAGCTCTATCGCCATCAATAGACCACTGTAAAATTAATTGGAAAATATTTCGCTCTCTCACATCCCAAGTCTTGTAATAGTTTCTACGATTAATACCGACCTCACAAGCCTTATCTGCCTTAGCTATTTCAACACCCAACACCAACTGAGAGATAGCGCAACGCGAAACCCTATCCAACTTCAAACGATAACTACTTTTCTGCATACTCTCTTTGCAATACCAGTCAAACACCGCTAAGTTTTGCCTAATCGTCTGCAACAACAACATAACCTCTTTTTCATCACCCAGGCCTGCTCTAACCTCCAAAGCCAATCTATGTCGATTATCTTCAACCATACCCAATGCCGCCGCAACATCACCTGGCTTCAGGCCATCACGACTCGTTGATGCACTAGATGAACTCAACCCAACCGCACTCACACGCAACATATTCAAAAAACGCTCTGTTCTCAAGGTAGATTCCATATCAAGCCACCTCTTTTTGATTAGCCAATCCAAGCGCCTGCCAAATCTCGCTTACATACCTGGCCTGATGCTTAGCATCATCTAACGCACTATGCTCAACCCCAACAAACTCAATCGTTTTCTTTGGATCAATGCCATTAGCGCGCCCAATCTCAACCATTGTTCGCACACAACGCTCATTCCAAAATTCCCACGGCAAATCATAATCCATACGCTCAAAGTGATACCCAAGCAATGCCAAATCAAACCCAGGTCCATTACCCCAAACCTGCAAATCACCCTTTGGGCATAAACCATTTAGCCAACTCATAAGTTGCAAAATGCCAGACCTAACCAGCACATCACCATCAAGCTGCTTACGTGCCTCGTCAGATTTACCCTGCCACCACTCAACAGTATCGCAATCCATTTTAAAGCCAAGCTTACAACCATCCTCAACAGACAGCAGAACCTCAAAACCCTTATCAGAAACATGCCCTGTTTTTGGATTAAACTGCACCGCCCCAATACTAGCAATAACCGAATCAACCCCCGTGCCAAGTGCTTCAATATCAATCATTACGTGTGCCATCTATGCCGCTCCGTGTTTTAAGTTTTTTTTCATTTCAGACAAAAATCGATTTCCTGTCTCTTTTAAATTTTTTCCCAACAAGGCATCAGAATCCGCCTTGCTCAAAGTTTGCTCAAGCGCCAATTGATTTTTCTCAATGCGCTCTCTCACCCACTTAGGCGGCTCAAACTGAACACCAAACAACATCGCTTTCTTGCACTCATCGTAAAAACGTCTAACCGAATTCATAGAATTCTTTTTGCTCCACATACGCATTTCAGCAATGGGCGTACGCTCATTCGCTTTAGCAATAATCCCCCAATAAATCATGTTTGATTTTTCGCTATAACGCCCCATCATCAAATCTTCATACACCAAATCAAAATCAGGAATACCCAACGCCTCAGCAAACTTACCCTGGCACAACAAGCCAAACTCTGCGCTCGTAGGCGGCCAAGAAGGGTGCGTATCCTTCATCTTGTAAAAAGCCTTCTCAACCGCATCGCGTGACGTTTTACCAACATCAATCGCCCAAATGCGTTTAGCTGCAACCACCTCAGCATCAGTACGCCATTGGCTCATCCACTTACTGCCATAACGTGCCGTCATAGCCTGCCAAATGTACTCAATACCCTCGTTAGAAGTGGTCATCTGTCGATTTGGTTCCGTACTTGAGATTGTGCTCTCTAGATTCTGCGTTGATTCGTCTAATGCGCTGAGCCTCTGTCTCACCTGCATAGCCGTTTGATTGATTGCCATTGCCATAACCACCTCCTGCTTGCTGATTAGGGTTGCTGTTTTCCCACGTGATAAACTTTTGCTTCCAATTCCTTACCGCCTTACCTGCTGCATCCTTCCAATTACCCGTGTCGTAGTAATCAAAAAACTTACTAGCCAAATCTTGTCGATTACGCTCAATGGCATAATCCAAGACATCCTGTTCAGTAGGGGCAACAAACTTACTTCTCGGTTCGGCTTTTTTTGGTTTACTTTTTTTAATAGTGACTGGTTCTAAAGAGTGACTGGTTCTGGGTTCAGAATCTGCACTAGTCATTGGTTCAGATTCTGAACTAGTGCAGATTTCGACTGGTTCATAATCTGCACTAGTAAATCCACCTTTTTCACCATTAAATTTAATGTAATAACGGTTACTACTTCTACCTGCATTACGAGCCATTTTTTTCAAATAACCGTCTTTTTCTAACTGCTTAATATGACCAATTACCGTTGTTCTACCCATCTCACATTGATCAGCTACATTCTGATAACTTGGCCAGCACACTCCTTCATCATTAGCATTGTCAGCCAACTTAATCAAAACCAACTTACGTCCAGAGTTACCAACTTTTGCACGCATGGCCTTGACCATTAATTCCATACTCATAAAATACAATCTACCCTTTTAAAATAGAGACCAAATAATGGAAACCACAATCATCCTGTTTGACGAGATTCGCTGTGAAAACAAGCCAATCATTATCGAAACCAACTTAACCCACCTACCAAGAGCAGGTGAATACCTAACCTACCAAGGCAAAGACCACTACATATGCAAAGTCTCATACCTGCTACTAGACCAAAAAGACAACCCGCTCAACAACATTGAGCAAGTCGCAAAAATTACGGCCTACCAAATAGAAAAAGAACCCGTAAACCCAATGATTACTCCAAATGATGCCCAGACTCACTAACATCAACAAAGCATCGAGTACGCGCCAACAAGCAATCAATTTGCTCAATTGACTTACTAAGCGGCTCAGACAACTCAGGCGGCAAAATCAAATTGTTATACATAGCCGTCTGACCTATTTGCTCAGGTTCATAGCCACTTAAACTCTCTGCTACACCAATGTTTCTTAAATGTGCTCTAGCCGCCATAAGCTCTTTACGCCAAGCAACCAAATCATCAATATTTACCTTATAACTCATACCACCACCTTCAATCGTTCATAACGCATTGGGCTACACACCTCAAGCACACGCTCACCTAGCCTTAACGCCACCTTATAGCGCTTAACCAAATATTGAGTACCCCACGCCACAACACAAAACTTTTCACCAGTTAAATTGGCACTCTTCTCAGCACGCTTAACCGCATCAAGTGCATTGCTATAACTCAAATTACCTTTAGCCATGACCATTCACCTCACACCCGCTCACTAACGCCGCTTTTGTAGCTTTAGCACGCTCAATAACATCATCAAGCTCTTTGCCAATTTTTAAGCGTTCGCGTTTATCAAGGCGGTTATCATCCTCAAGGCTCTCAAACACCGTGGTATTCACATCATTTTGTTCTTTACCCAGCTTAGCCAGCTCAGCCATTACACTGCCATAACTACCAACCTGACCGGCACAATCCGCCTCTCTACCAAGCAACCCATCCAGCGAATCCATAAACCGCTCACGGTCACGTTTTGGTACCTTAACCAAAGCAACAAATAACTCCAGCGCACCAAATTTAGCCTGCTTATTGGTAGGGCAAACCTCATTACCAAGCGAAACCTCACCCGCCTCGCCCATATACCCCATGCGACCAGATAAACTACCTATGCCACCGCCAGAGTGATGAATAAGCTCATAAATCATCTGCTCAAACATATCCACATTAGCCAATGTCTTATGATCCAATGCGTTTTTAATAGAATCTCGTAAAGGCATGTTTACCCTCCTTAAAATTAAATATTTATAACCCTACCAGGCCTGGCTAAACTAACTGACAAACGCAACCAAAAGACCACAACCAATGCCAACTAACGCCAAACCAAACCCAATCAAAAACACAAAAGCTACTGCCTTGCGTTCAGTTTTAAATTTTTTAGGCTGCATCTTTCAGCCACTCACTTGGAATAGTTTTTCCATGCAATCTTGCAGCGCCGATAATTGCATTGCGCCTAACGGAATCACCAATAAAACATCCCTTTTTATCAAACCACTGAGACACAGCTTGCGGACTCAAGCCGCAAAGACTTGCAAGCACGGTAAGCGATCCAAACAACTTTTTAACTTCTTCTCTTGTCATAAGACCTCCTGAGTTAAAATGATTGTAAGTCGACTTACATTAATTATCAAGCTTTTTTAAATTACACTTACAATATTATTTTGTAAGATGGCTTACATATGAAATGGAATGAAGTCGGAACACGAATTGAACAAATAATGAATCAATCAGGCTTGACGCTTGCTGGGTTCGGGGTGCTTATTGGAAAAAATAAGCCTGCTGGAAAAAAAATATCTCATGTAACAATTAGAAACTGGATATCAGGATCAGAAATCAAAAAAGAAAATTGGGATGCTCTTGTTAAAGCCATGATAAAGATAGACCCAACAAAATCAGAAGAATGGCTTAAAACAGGAAAGGAACAAACCAAAACACAAGAGCCAACTGGAAAATATACCCTATCAGACAAAGAAATTATAAGCCTTCAATCTCAAAATCTTGCTTATAGCGGACACTACCAATATTTAATAGAAGCTGAAGAAAAAAACCTATTAGATCCAACCGAAAAAGCCATACTTGAGGCGATAAACTTAAAGTATAAGGACAAAGATTGAAGTCATACCTTGACCAGCGTGGCTTTTTACCAGAAGGGGTACACAATAAAGATTGGCGCTGGACGGAATCGCTTGTTCTTGATGAATGGCGAAAAACCCTTATTGAACGAGCAAAAGAATTTTGCCAACAAGAATTTCAAGTTTTTCAAGATATTGAAACAGAGCTTTACCTAGCAGGGAGCTTCTTTAGCGACAAAACACACCCACAGGATATTGAGATACTACTGCACCTTCCTAACGACATCAGTAACTACAACCATTACAAGAAATTAGCTTCAATAAACACGCTTCATGATAAAATAGAGGACGATTTAAACCTTGATGTTTGGATAACAACACCTTCAAACACAAGAAAGGACTTTAGAAAGTTTTTTCAATACATTGGCGAAAAATCTGCCCAGGCAAAAGACCTAAATGCAAAAGATAAACGCGGTATTGTAAGGATAATGAAATGGCATCACGCATAGAAATCATTGAGGAAAAAGCAGCATTCATACATGAACAAATGCTCAACCTTATCAGAATGAATGAAAAGTTTGGCAATAAGTCAGACAAAGACTTCATTGGTGCCATGAACACCTACCAAAAAAGACTGCATAAAATCTATGCAGAAGAGCTGCCGTTAGCAAAAATGAAGGATAATTCAGACCTGTTAATCAGAGCCATTGGCGTAAACGCAGACCACGAACAACCCATGCTAAAAACCGTGGCATCTTTAGCCGAAAGAATGCGAGAAAACCTAAACAAACTGACACGCTCAATTTCACCCATGATGAAAAACATAAGCAACCACAAGATTGCCGAAACACCTTGGGTATTCAATGGATATGCGCCTGGATCAATAATAATGGGGTTTTCATTGCAATCGCCAAGCACAGATAGCTTAACAATTGATTGCGACCTTGAGCTCTACAGAATATTATCCACTACCGCCCAAAACATTGCCGTAATTCCCTCTTTTCTTGAAGAAGAAAAACTAAATGATGCGCTTGCGGAAGTGATAACAGACCCCGCCATTAGAGATACTGTTTTAATCGCCACACACAACATCAGCCCAAGCTCAAGAAGCGGGCTGCACACCATTGAAGTTGGCGCAAAAACTGGCGAATATGGCGACCTTACAAACAAAAGCAGAATGATACTAGGTCAAGAAATAAAACGCCCTCATCTTGTAAAGAAACAAAACGGAAGCTTTACTGGGGTTTTAGAGTCGGCTGATCTAGGTAAAGAACGCGCAATACTAAGAAATATCATAGAGCAAGACATAGCAGCCATTCGCTGCTTTGTACCGATAGAGCTATCCAGCCAGTTAAAAGCCTGTTTTGGAGAGTTGGTAACCATAAAAGGTGAGTACGAAGCAGATCACAACGGAAAACCAAGACTGCTTAATGTAAATTCAATCCAAAAATCAAATTCAAAGCAACAAAAACTAAAACTACAATAACAAAGCACTCAAGATGACCATTTCAAGGCTCTGGTTTTTATTGCTCTAATAAGTATTATCTGGTCATCATCACTGTTACTTCCTCTTTATCTTTTGATTGGACATTTTTAGTAATGTATCCACCCTGTGGCGACTCATAACATCCAGTATACCTACCGCATTGAGTCACGCTCCATGTAACTTTTGACTCTGCAACCCAATTAGCCGTGCCCAACCCAGTTATCTTAAATCTACCATCTCCATCTGCCTGAGCGCACTTGAATGCCTTTTCCCAGCTAGCGTGGTCAGCAACAAAATAACCCTCTCTAATTTTTTGTTTACGCTTAGACAGATAAGCAATATTTGGCACTAAACAAACCTTTTCACCCGCTCCAAATTTAGAATCACCACCCTTTGTTCTAAGAAAAACCTGGCCAGTAACAGTTCCAGTGCCTTTTGATAAATATGGCTCTAAATTAGCAGCGTCTGGTTTAGGCATCTCAAAATAACCTTTAGACTTCACTTGATTACCACCGCAACCACTTATTAACACAGCGACAATCGCCAAAAAAACTAAGTTACGCATAAATAAACCTCCTATATAAATAAGTAAAAAAACCACTATATCAAAAATATTTGTAACCTTGCTTACATTTTTATTTGACTTATTTTGTAAGTTGACTTACATTAAGCAACAGATAGAAAAAAACACAACCAACCAGGCCTGGTCAAACCAAGTCAAAAAGAGGAATAAGCCATGTTAATGAATAACTCAATCAGCTTTAGCACAGAAGGCAAAGAAGACATTTACACCAGTGCCATAGGCACAGTGCACGATATGACCAAAAAAGGCATCAAGTTCAAGAACTTTGAAACTCGCCATAACACCAGAACAGGAAAAAACATCTCTAATGGAGATATAAAAGTTGGAGATACAACCATCACCATTCACTTTGCTGACCGCAACGAAATCACAGCATTTTGCACCAAACACAATATTGAACACAAAGACGGAGTGTAACCATGAGCGCAACAAGAGAACAATGGGCCGCAATCATCATGCAAGTTATGCAACTGATCTACCGTCAGCAAGAACGCTATAAGCATGTAACGTTTGACCAAGCCAAGCCCTACATTATTGAAAGCCTAGACACCTGGACAATTGGCGAACTCAATCACTTCATTATGGAGAACTTTAGCCATGACTCAGCACATAAAGACCATAACGCTGTTTGTAATAGTGCAGGCATTGCTTGTACTTGCATCGACTGACCTAAACCCACTTATAAACACACTGCTTTAAGGATTTTATTATGAGCCTAGAACAACTACCACCGACCACCAAGGCGTTTATTGGTTACACGCCATACATTGAGCCAAAGTTTAACTTAATAGCATCCTATAAAAACGGCATGTCTGTCGGCAAAATTGCCATTGAATTAGACATTAGCCCGCAAGCCGCGCAAAAAGAGATAGACAAGCTTATTGAGCAAAACATACTCGCCAAGCGTGAGGCGCCAAAGCACCTTAAAGCACACATAAAAGCCCAGGCCGTGTACATGATGAAGCTTGGAGCAACGCAACAGCAAGCCGTTGAGTGGTTAAAAAAAGTAGCAAACCATGCACCAGACAAAAGCCTAATAACCAAATGGAAGCATCAAAAAGCTGTAAAAAACGCGCTGCTAAAAATTGAGCAGAAGCAATCAACCAAACATTAACAAAGCAGACCCAAGCAAACCGTGGGGATATAACGGAAGCAGTTAGAGCATGTAATCCTTACTCCTCAAAACTACATGTGATCTAACCGACCGCCGTAACGAGAGCGGCACAAATTTACCAGGCCTGGTAACAGGCAATAAATTATATGGAGAAAAAATTATGAGCATTTCACACCCTGAACTTGTAGAAAACCTATGTAAACCTGGTGTAGACATTAAGAATGAAATCACACCTAAAGATGCACACCTGTTACATATGGCAGTAGGCATTAGCGGAGAAGCAGGCGAGCTTTTAGATGCCATTAAAAAAACTACTATCTATCGCAAACCTATTGATACAGAAAATGTAATCGAAGAACTTGGTGACATCGAATTCTATCTGGAAGGTCTCAGACAACAAATTGGAATTTCAAGACAGCAAACAATCGAAGCAAATATTAACAAGCTAGCAAAACGTTATTCAGGCGGAAACTACAGCGATCAAGCTGCTCAAGCCCGTGCAGATAAACAATAACACTAACCAGGCCTGGTAACAGGTCGTTTTAAAAGCCACATTTAGCGAAAAATGATCTACGGGACCAACAGCTATCCTGCTCTGACTCCAGTAAAGTGTGGCGCTTAAAGCGATAAAAAATAAGGAAAAACCACATGAAAAACTCAATGCAAGACCTAAACAACCATTTATTTGCTCAGCTTGAGCGTTTAAATGACGAAGACTTAACCTCAGCTCAGCTAGAAATTGAATGCAATAGAGCAAAAGCAATCTCTAGCTTAGCAAAAAACCTAGCGGAAAACGCCAAGATAGAGTTGGCAGCAAGAGAGTTTGCAACTGAAAACTCAGTGGATGAACTACCCAATATGCTGCAACCAAAAAGCCCTGCTCTGCATGGAGTAAAAACCAAATGAAATACAATCAACAACACAAAGATTTTTTGCGAGACAACCAACACTTAACACGCCTGGAACTCACTACAGCATTCAATAAAGAGTTTGATACCACCCAAACATATAGCTGCATACATCAAGCCTGCAAGCGGTTTAAGTTTAGAACAAACCGCAACACCAAATTTAAACCAGGCCATAAAAGCTGGAACGCGGGCAGCAAAGGCCTAACATCAGCCAATAAAACCAGTTTTAAAAAAGGCCAAAAACCCCACAACCACAAACCTGTAGGCCATGAACGCATTACCGTAGACGGCTACATCGAAGTAAAAACGTCCGAGCCAAAAACCTTTGAACTCAAACACCGGTTAGTGTGGCAACACCACAATGGCAAGCTACCAAACGATATGATCATCACCTTTAAAGATGGCGATACCACCAATTGTAATATTGAAAACTTAGAGGCCATTACGCGCCAAGAGCACGTAAGGCGTAACAAATTAAAAATAAAAAGCTACCCGCAAGAGCTGCAACCAACCATCAAGCTCATTGCCAAAATACAAACCAAAGCAAGCAAGCTTAAGGAGGCCTAATCATGCAAACAGTAAACATACTACAAAGTGACCTGCAAGCCATGCTAATACAAGCCGTAAAACGTGGCGCGGCACAAGACATAAAAGCCGCACTAGATAAAACCAAAACAACGCCGGCTAAAACAAAGGGTTAAAGCATGACAAATTCCGAGATGCAAAACAGCTTTGATAGATCATCGACCTACCAACCAAAAGGCTCTATGTGCATGACGTGCTCAAAACAAAAACAAGATTGCTCTAATCTACCTTTTGAGTATATGAAAAAGCATGAAATTAAAGATAGTACAGTGATCGTTATCTGCAGTGAGTTCAGAAAAAAAATAGATTGATTTGGAATAGAAAAACTTAAAACATGTGGAGTTTTAAAATGAGTGTAGTAACCGTAAAACAAGCCGAAACCATAACAGGCAAAGACCGTGCTTATTGGTCAACCGGCAAAGGCAAACGATTTACCGTTAAGGGAGATGATGGTAATCTATGGGTTTGTTTAGCTAAATTTAATGAGCATATTGAACGATTATGGCAAAGTACCCAGGCGTTAGACAAGCCAGCAAAAGCACCATCGAAATCAGCTTCACCTATTGTGGAGAACGTTTTTTCGAAAAAATCAAACTCAAGCCCGACCCTAGCGGATTACGTATTGCCGCAAACTTTAGGGCAGAGATTTTAGCCTCAATAGACAAAGGTACGTTTGACTATGCAGTAAGTTTTCCACAATCTAAACATGCTGCACGCTTCAAAACCAAATCAAACTCAATTAAGAGTTATTTGCAAAACACTTACCTGCCCAGGTTTGAAAAGTACGGCAAAGCCAGAACAGTTAAAGCCTATCGCAACATCATCAATAATCAATTAATCCCACCGTTTGGCGATTACGAATTGCACGAGCTGACTATAGCCATTGTTAAGCAATGGGTAGACACTTTAGATATTACTGCAAAATCAATACGCAATATCTTATCCCCCCTAAAATCAGCACTCAATGAAGCTGTTGAAGATGGGCTTATTGAAACCAATCCCATTGCCACCTACTCCCCAAAAATCAGAAACAATGCACCCAAGCATGACGACATCGACCCTATCACCTACGAAGAAGAACAAGCTTTAATCAAAGCCACCAACCCATCATTTGCCAACCTAATACGCTTTGCACTCTGGACAGGACTAAGACCACAAGAATACCTTGCGCTCACCTGGGATGATGTGGACCTAATACACGGCACAGTCAATATAAACAAAGCCAAGTCTGACTTTGTAAACGTAGAGATCACTAAAACAAAAACATCAAACCGAAAACTCAAGCTACTTGCACCGGCACTAGAAGCAATCAAGGCACAAAAAGAACACACTTACCTTGAGCATCAAGAGGTTTTTAAATTTAACGGCAAGCGATACTCTGGCGTATCTCAACTAAGAAGATTTGAATGGGATAGAGCCTTTAAAAAATCAGGCGTAAGAAGGCGAACACCAAAACAAACCAGACACTCTTTTGCATCAAGAATGTTATCTGCAGGTGAACCATTGATATGGGTAAGTAAATACCTAGGGCATGCTGATCCATCAATGACATTAAGAGCCTACGCTCGATTTATGCCAGACGAACAACAAGCGGCGGGAAGCAAAGCAATTGCAAAATCACAGCAATAATAAATCGCCACAAAATCGCCACACTAATATACATAAACATACATATATCGCCACAATTTAAACTGATAAAATAAAGATAAGTTATTGATTTTAAACAAATTGAATGGTCGGAATGACAGGATTTGAACCTATAACCACCTTGTTTAAAATCAATGAGTTATAGATAATCGCCACAATAATCACCACATTTTGTGGTGATAGTTATCTTTTTAAAATGCCATAAACCCTAACTGCGCTGTACATTAATGCTATTTGCCAGTTTGGTATTTTGTGTTCGGTTAGGGATTGTTTGAATTTTTGATCTGCGTATTTTCTGTTGGGTTGTGACTCTAATAGGTAGTCGTGAATGACTGCGGCTTGGAAGTATTTTCCGACTCTTGGAAAGAGTGCTGGGGTTAATATTCCGATTAGGCCGATTAGGTATAGCCACTGTATTGTGAAGTGTGCGACTGCGACAATAACCAGGCCTGCTATGGCGAACCATCTTGATACGGTTGCACCATCAGTGATAAAACCAACAGGAACAATTACTCCAGCGGATTCTACTGCTTCAAGCGTTTTGTATTTTGTGGGTTGCCACCAGTGGTTTGGCTGTATGACTTGTACTTGCATATTTACCCACTAAAAGAACGCACTGCGCTTAGTCCAAAACCAAGCAGAGAATGGTAGGATTGTTGCAGGCGTTAGGTGTAATTTGACTTCTTTGTTGATTTCTAAGTTTGCGCTTAACGCATCGTAATCCGCTTGTGACATAGCACCAACGGCTACCAAATCTTTAGCGGCATCAAATCCATTTTTAATTTGCATTAGCCCATTGGCCACTTCATTGGTGAAGGGTACGGTAATATCTGTATCAGCATAAACCTCGCCTGTTTGTTTGGCGATAGATGCTAGTTCTTCTGCGGTTGGTTCTGGCGGCGGTGGCAGATCCTGCCAGCCGCTTAACTCAACTGACTCAGTTACTTGTACAAATAGCTCATTGCTAGCAGGCACAATCGCACCAGTTTTTATATCTTTGTAATCAGCTATACACAGTGCTGATCCATCTAGTCTTTTTGCAAACATAGTCCTTCCTTTTTTAAGTAGTTGAGTAAGTTGTGGCTATCCGCCCATTTTGCGTGGCCTGTAAAACTTGCTGAAAATTGTTTTAATGCTACTGCATCGCCTGCTTTTTTATAGCGTTGTATTTTTCGTTTAGCTTTTCTCACGCTGTCTTTTCTGAGCAGTTTATGATTATCCCAAATTCGATACCCTAAAAAGTTCACACCTCGCTCAATAGGCTGTATAGAGCTTTTGCTAAAAAACAGTCTTAACTGGTAATTGCAATACAGCTCTAAAAAATCTCGCACTATCTCTAAATAAGCGCGTGAGTGGTGCAGAACAACAATGTCGTCCATGTATCTAAAAAACCATTTAACTTTTAAGCTTTGTGCTAAAAAGCGGTCAACCAATGTGCCGTAAACATTTGCCCATAGCTGGCTTGTTAAGTTGCCAATTGGCAAGCCGTCACCATGCCGTGGCGTAAATTGCTCTATAAGCCAAAGCGTATGTTTGCAGCTTATTTTCTTTTCAATTTGTCGCCATAAAACCGCTCTGTCAATGCTGTAAAAATATTTGCTAAAATCGGTTTTTAATGCAAAAACAGGCCTGCCTGTTTTCTTTAATTTTCGGATTGTTGCTTGCGTATCAATTGCACCTTTGTGTGATCCTTTGCCTTTTCTGCAGGCGTAGGATTGTGGCAGCATGCCAGCTTCAAAGATTGGCATTATGATATTAACCAAAGCGTGTTGTACAATCCTATCTTTAAATGGTAATGCAGTAATTGGCCTTGGTTTTGGCTCATAAACCCAAAACTCGCGTGGCTTACCTGGTTGATACTGTTTGTTTTTAATACTCTCAATTAATGCCTGCAAGTTAGCTGCATAATTTTCTTTAAAATTTAAGTACCCGCTAGACTTTCTACGCCCTGCAGATGCTTTTTGATAAGCGAGTCGAAAATTATTGCTATCCAATATATTGTTAATTAAATTGCGATATTTTCGCCCCATAAAATTCCTTAATGTTGTGCGCGAGTTTCGATATTTCGCTACTCCTCGCTATCACAAACCGCTAAATGTATTCCCCAAAGGAGGTACAGCATGGCTGACCACAAGTGGTACGCTTAGATATCCTTAGATAATCTAACGCATTGTCGTCACAGACGGCGCGAGACCCGATGTTGTTGTTCGAGTTGCTAGGGGCGTTGTTCCAGTTCGACGCGCGAGAACCCGCGTTCGCACCATTGCTCCAATTGGCACCGAGTAGCACGGCCGTGTTATCCATGTTGCACCCTGCTAACGCCTAGATTTTTTAATCCAAGCATTTAGCATGCTCCCAACTTCAGCAAGCATAACCATGGCGGCTGTGTGCTGATCGTTAGTAATTAGTCTAGTGCGATGACTGACAGCAAACCTTAATAGCCACCTCACTTCTGCAAGCGATGCGTCTATAACGTGCAGCTTGCTGATTTGATTGATTTTGGCAGCCAAGTAAAACTCACCTGGCAATCTCAGTAACGCACTTAAAAATTTGTCTCTAAACTGGCCATGTCGCTTGGGTATGCCTTGTATTTTTGGATAAATAAAATCCATAAAAACATCATACTTTTCAACAATCGCTAAAATCTCAATCCTACTCATCGTGTCGCTGTCGCTCCACTAATCAAGTATCAAGTGGTCACAGACGGCGCGAGACCCGAGGCCGTTGTTCGAGCTGCTAGGGGCGTTGTTCCAGTACGACGCGCGAGAACCCGCGTTCGCACCACCGCTCCAACTGGCACCGAGCAGCACGGCCGTGCAGCCGCTATGATAAACTGAGCCGCGGCCATCAGTAATCGCAGCCCATCCTCCGCCTGTATTGCCTTGTATATCAGCTCCCCATTGCCACATGCACCCAGTCGCTTGCTCTACACCGCATGCACTGCGATAGCCCGCTTGGTATTTCGTGGTTACTGGGTCAGTGCCACATGATTGTTGTTCCACAACGCCGTAAGCTAGAGAGTAAAACTCGAATGTAGTTGGCAATCTTTTTCCAGCAGAAGCTGCTAAATCTATTGCTTCATACTGCGAAAATCTGGTATATGTCGCTGTTCCATCACCGCCAAATATCAGTGGTATTTTCGGCAAGCTTGCGCCATCTGCAATAGTCACATCACCTCGAGAGTACCCATTGATACCGTACTCAGTATCCATCATGTATTCGTCTGACCAAATGCTCTTATCAATAGACAGCGTCATCCCACGAGGTGAGCAAGTTGGTCGCCACTTTAAATCCCAAATTGAGCTTGGGTTGATTGTGCCTGTTGTGTGGTAAACATGGAACCCACCAACCTCAATCGAGTTAGCGGGTGCGGCTGTATCAAACAATTGTGCAGATAACGAGCCATCATTTAACACATAGACTTTATAATCACTAGCGCTAACAAGGCCTGGTAACGTTACTGCCGTACCAATTGCAATGCTTAAAATCGTACCGTTAACATTGACCACAATATCTTGATTAAGTGTTAATGCCGAACCAGTTGTGTTAAACATTACTTGATTGCTGTTTGATTTTTTGAGAGTTGCTGTTGCAAGGCTAAACAAAGCATCTGCTTGTGCTTTATCGTAAGCCTCATTTGGCAAGCCACTGCCTATGGCGTGCAATATATTGTTTGCATTTACACTCGCCGCACTTGCTGACGCTTCGCCTGCTTGAGTTGTGGCTGTGCTTGCGGCATCTTGTGCTGCTTGTTTGTTTGTTGCTGTTTCATCAGCATTTTGCTGTGTTGTTAAGATGTCAATTTCTGCCTGACTTAAATATCCATCTAACTGGTTGGCGTACCAATATCGAGTATATACCACGCTTAAATCTCTAAGCGTAACGGTATCTTCTGTACTGATCATCCATACTGAAAAGTCTTCTGCATCTTGTTTAACTTTGTCAAATGTTTCTGAAATCGTGCTCACTTTACACTCCAACTAATGGTGATAATGGGTTGATTGTTTCGGCATTTTGTATATCGGTAAGGCCGTATAAATAAAACACCTCAATGTACTCAGCCGTTAAGTCTGGATCATCTGCTATAACGTTTGTTTTTTGTAACTCTAAAATCATGGCCACGTGATATAGACTTTCTCCACCACTAACCTTGCTTGTGAGCTGTGCTGTTACAGATCCTTCTACAATTCGACATTCTGTCTGTCTATAACCCTCACCTGTTTCTATATTTACCAAAAACCAATCCCATGCAGATTTGAGCAAAAACACTTCAAAAACTTGCATTTGCGACGCAGTTAATTTTTGGCTCACATTGAGACGAGTGCGCTGATTGGCTGCACGTCTCTGTCTTGCGTTTCCATTTTGGAACTGGGTTCGCTTAATGCCTGCATTAAGCTGATAAGCGTAACCGTCCTGCAAAAACGACCCCAAAACAGCTGGATATTCGATTACTGCCATTATTGGTACACCCTTTCGTCGTAATTAATTCCAGTTAATGTAACTAACTCGTTAGTTGGATTGATGGATGTAATAATCACTGTCTCAGAGATTCCACTGTCAGAATCGTCAACGGTTACAACATCACCAACGTTAATCATATTTCCCTCCAGCTCAGTATCCCAGGTAATTGTTTTATTTTGATATTGTTGTTTTTTATACAAATACATAGCGTGGTTATGTGCCACATTACCGTCTGTACAACCAAACAAATCAACTTGCCTAGGATTCACAGAATTGGCTGGATAAGTTGCAAACTGTTCAACCATAGAATCCGCATCAAACCAACGTACCTTAACGCCGTCGTTATCAGTATCTTGCAACAGCCTTAGCTTTGGCTTTATTGAGTTTTCGACAATATTGCTGTCATCAAACGAAAAATCTACAGCTCTTGCTCTATCAACAAAAAAAGTGGTTTTCCCATCTGCTGACCTAACAGGATAAGCACGCGCAATAGCCACAAGTTTTTTTAGCGTATCATGCACACCCAATTGTGTATCTAGCACGCCATTGATTGTTGTTACGTCAGCCGTATCTAATATAGTTGCATCTAAATCACTTAGGTTTAAACCGGACTTTTGCCAAACATACTCAACAGCTTGACGTACAGTAGAGGCGTTTGGATTGGTTACTTTTGCCATTATTTTTGTTTCAGCGGCTTTAGCGAGCTCGGCATTGGCCTCAATTCTAAAAAGAGCCCGCCACACATCGTCACTTTGTACCTTAAGAGAATCCATAAACACTTGTCCAAGATTGCAGCTATTTACCCCGCCAGTTGTGCGATTGTTATCAAGCCGTTCAACCGTTACACCAATTACATCGCCAACAGCAACCGTGGCATTTACAACACGATCACTATATAAAGGCTCAACGGTACTCGAACCATTAATAGTGTGTACTGCTTTATGTATTACGGTTTCGGTTTGGTCTGAGTGCTTTGCTACAATATAGATATTTATATCTAAACTGTCTGCTACTGGATTACCGCTACTTAATGTGTACAAACCACGCTGACAAATAAAGTTAAGGTAAATATCCACGTTGCCAGATTGCGTCATTGCAGGGAATAAGTATTCACCATAAACGCCATCGTTATCAGCATCTTTAACCAGCTCAGCACCCGAAACACCATCAATAATGTTAACTCTGTGATAGACCTTTTCCATGATTGACCCAGAGTCATTTGCAGCAATCCACTCGTATGAGTTTCCGCCGCTCAAACCTGGAGACAAGACCAATGAACGCAGACCTTTAAAGTTATCAATTGGCGAGTTGCCAACAAAAAACTCAATATTACTTTCTAAGTCACTATTTCCTAACGACATGATGTAATAGGTAATCTCACCAGACGGTCTGTATCGACGATAAGGCGTGTTGATTATGTCTGGATAAAACTTTACCTCACCAATAATGATAGGGATTGCCCCACCAACACGCGCCTGGTTTTGCCTAAATTTACTTGAATAGGTTGGACTGCTTGCTGTTGGCAATCTGTTGTAATCTACCGATGGTATGTCAGGCGTTAAGCCCTCTACCGCACCACCAATCGCACCACCCAATACTGCGCCACCAATCGCACCAATAGTTGCCGATATACCAAGCGCCGTAGTTACCGTAGCCGAGGCACCAATCAACCCACCAAGAACCGCACCAGCCACTACCGCCATTTTAATCTCCAAACTTATTTGTATTAAGATACACAACCCTGCTAAAGCTGTGCCCACCTATACCTTGTTTTAATACTTGTTGCTCTGTTAATGCCTGTTGCCCATATTCAGATAGCGTATGTATCAAGCCATCACAATAAAAACCAAAATGATGTATGACATTGCCAATACTCAATAACACAATACAGCCATCACTAGGACTGTCAGCAACACCAAAATACTCAACTAACCGCAAGGCACCACGATGTATCTGCAGCACTTCATTTGGGTTTTCCCCCTGCTCATCAACTTGACAATCAATCCCCCAGTAAGCCTTGTAACGACGCTTTACCTCGTGCCAGCAATTATTATTACGCACATCAAACTTCATTAGCTTTGCTCCAGGCCTGGGTACTTGTCAGGCTCATATATATCAATAGGGAATTTTTTATTAATAATGTCAGGCCTACGACAATCAAATTGCGCAACAATGCCAGGAATTGCCTCACGAGATCTAAATGGCATGACCGCAACTGGCTCAACTAAAGAACCAAGTGCTTTAAGATGACTCTCTAAAAACAGATATAAATCAACATTTAACTCTGAAAACCCAAGCGCCATAAGCGGTGCCGTTAGCACATTGTCAACATTGTCTATTGATACTTGGCTGGAAAAATCGCCATTACCCAAGCGCTTTGGCCACGGGGCCATACATGCCCTAGCAACCAACTCTACTGACTGCCCATCAATTACCGCTGAAAAGTCATAAAGCTGATCTGTAAACCACATGTCAATGTTTCCACCGCTTACATTGACCCCTAGCAAAATCACATCATCAGACAACCCTTGCAGATAGGCTTGTAAATCAGGGTGTAAACTCATCTATGTATCCCGTAAGCTAACTCAAAAGCAGTTCCAACGGATGAGGTTCCATCCATTATCCCCCTTGTAATATTTTGCTCTGCAACCTGAGATGCCACACCAACAATAACCTGGATTGTGCCGTCATCAAGCACCTTAGCTGTGGCCGTTTCGCCAGAATAGTTATGCACCACAACCCTATCACCAGCACCACCCTTGCCACTTGCAAGATTACGAATTACCTCGGCCTGAGCTTTTGGCAATACCATTTCTTTTTCATGGAGCTGGGTAACTGGATTTACCCCTGCTGGAATATCAAACCCACCCTCTGCTGATGGCGTGAACTGTTGTGAGTTAATAGAGGAAACTTGAGCAAGACCAAACGCCACTGCAGAAGCGGCCGCCGCCGCACCCAGCGCAGGTCCAATAAATGGAATACCCGCCATAGCCTTATAAGCACTGGTGGCCATTTGATAGGTGTCAATTGTGGTTTGAACAATGGCAGCCTTTTTACCAATCTCAAACATTTCTTTTGAGTTGGTATTCATTAAATTGGCAATCATGCCAAAACCTTCACTAGCTGTACTTAGCTGTGCATCTTGATAGTCTTGCTCAATTTGGCTTTTAAGTTTCGCTGCACGTTCAACACTTACCGCCTCACGGTCTAACGCATCTTGCACCATGACCAAACGTTCATCACGGAACATGCGCTCACGATCTAACCCTTCGGCATATAAAGATTCAAGTGTTTGAATTTGATTTTTAGAGTTGGCTATATCCTGATCAAACAGACCAGTTTGCTCATCCAACATACTGCCCAAATCACCCGTTGCAGATGGCGTGGCAAATGGGTCTTCTCCAAAGCCAGACGTTTGACTGTCCAACATGGAGCGCCAATCCTCACCTTTAACCGCTTTAGGTTTTGTTGGGGCTTTAGGGGCTTTAGGCGCTTTAGCCCCTATATTAATACCAGTCGCATGCGGGTCATAACCATTAATCGCTCTAAATTCTGCCGCCAAATTTGGAAACAAAGCACCATCACTCATCAATCGATTCGTTTCTGATAGCTCCTTATTCAACTTAGCAACAGGCTTGTCCGCATCATTAAATATAGCAACCCATTCAGAGCCATTCTTCTTAAGGCCTTCCCAATCTAGCGTCCACATACTGTACAAGGCCGAATACATAATACGGTGATGCTCTACCAGCATTTGCGTACCACGAACCATACCGTACAAGGTATCTATAACCACTCTACCAACCGCAATAAACTCTTCAGAAGTAGAGCTGACCTGAGTACCTGTATCAACCAATGACTTTAATGCCACCGCCAAATCATTAGACAGTGTTGCCGCCGCTTCCATAGCACCTGAATCGGTTGCTATATTATTCATAGCACCTTTAAACGTTTTACCTAAAACGTCCAAATTATCATTAAACCGTTGAGCAGAAGCCGCCGCTTTATCATCAAACGCCACACCCAAATCAACGGCTTGTTGTTGTAACTCCTGTATACCACTCGCACCTATAGCCAAAGTGTTTACCAGGGCAACACCTTCGGTATCAAACAATTTAAACGCCAAGCGCACACGGTCTGACTGCGAACCCACTTGCGACATTTGATCTGCAATCGCTTTAAATGCTTGGTCAGGTGACATAGCATTAAGTTTTTGAGCATCCAACCCTAACTCAGCCAACGCATTACGCGCCTCACCTGTACCTTGAGCCGCCTCAGCCAAACGACGTGTCATGCGTTGCAACGCTGTATCAAATTGAGTTCCGGTCATTTCTGACGTCTGCTCTACCGCATGCCTTAAACTCGTTAATGCTTCAGTCGTTAAGCCAAGCTTGTTTGCAGAATGTGCGGCATTATCCATTTCATCCGCAATTAACTTGAGCCCAGCCGCCATACCGGCACCGAGCGCAGCAACCGTACCACTAGCAATCTTGGTAACCGCAATAAGCTCATCACCAAACGTCTTAACGCGTTTTGAGCCTTTTGTCATCTCGCTTTGAAACTTAGCGGTATTAGCCGTTAAATCGACAGCTAAGGTACTGATTGTTTTTGCCATAACAGCCTCTTTAACTTAATTACAACTCAAGCCAACCTACCACTTGAGAATCAGAATCCAACTCTTGCTTACCTGCATTTTGATTTAACCTATCTGGCAACAAATCCATAGGATTAACCATCTTATTGACCTGTCCTGAAAAGTTCATAATGGTTGCCTGCAACTTAGCAGACAACATATGCTCTTGAGGATAACCAAACGGCTCTATTAAATAATATTGCCACCATTGGTTTAGCTCTTGCGTTGTCATTCGCTGCTTTAATTCAAACAGCGTCATACCCAATTCTTTAGCCAGCCTAAACTTAAAAAGCTCAAACTCACTTTCTAAGACTTTGGGTCAGCGAACGCCTCATTGTTGTACTTTAAAATTTCTTTTAACACTGGCCCAATAGCTCTGTCAGAAGCGGTTTTAAGCAACTCAAGCGCTTCATCATCCAAAGAAGGCGTGCCATCTTTTTCAACCAAACAGGTTTTTAATAAAAAGTTAGAACGCTCAGCTTCTGGCAATGTATTAATTTGCTCACCCTCAGCCACAGAATAAAGGCGAATATGTAGCTTTTCACCCAACACTTCTACCTCTTTAACCGATGAATCAACCTGAGCATTTTTAATTAACTGTTTTATGCCCATGCAATATCACCTGTCATACGCCCTGTAACCGTTGCTGTCATAGCAGACTCATTGGACACATCATCAACCGTCCAACCTAATAGCACCATGTCAAACGTAGCGGACTTGCCGTTGGCAAAATTAATCTTAAAGCCAGCCACATTACCCGCCTTAGCTTCTGCAGCTAATGCCTCTTGGCCTGCATCGGTTTCATCCCACTTAACGGTGATTGATTTTGATTCACCATCGTTAATACCAGCAATATATTGCTTTGAGGTATCTTCTAAAGAAGTGATATCCACCTCTGGTTTGGTTTGGCCTGTTGCTCCTAATGAATCAACACCATTAATTTGTGTGTAAGTCGTACCACCATCCGTTGTAATAGAAAGTGTTGTACCCGCACCTAGTTTTGCATTTACCGCCATTTTGGATTCTCCTATTTAATGAGCGTGAAATTCAAGGAAAGAACATGAGCGTCCAACTCTTCATCAAATGATTCTGACTCAGAATCAAACTTGCAAAGCTGAACAACCGTGTTATTTAAATTACTGTTTATAATGTTTAAAGCTTGCTTTAACTGATCTGCAATATCATTGGCATTGGCATAACTCTTATCCACAATATTGGCTTGCACTTGATAACGCTCTAATACTACGTTGCCTTCTAAATCGTTTTCGTTATCTGAATCAAATCCATACATAATGGCTGGCATGGCTTGGTCTGTTTTACCAACATGCGGAAACACATTCGCACCTACCAGGCCTGATAAACCAACATGCGCCTTTAAATACGCGTTAAACTCGTTTTTAATGTTTGCCATTTAGACTGCCTTCTCTATTCGTCTTGCCAAATCATCGGCAAAAACCTTAGTCATATTCTTTTTAGTTACCCTAAAAGCGATGCCAAGAATATCTCTGCCTTTAGTACCTGGATGCAATCGCTTACTTTTAGCACGTTTACCCCATCTACCAACCTGCTGATTAATCAACAAAGCCGCCTTGCGTGACATGCCGCTTTTTAAAGAAACATAAGAGGCTGCCCTACGTCTTACCGCCCTCTTAGAGCCATCGTTTAAATCATGCGAATTAGTACCGCCTGTTACAAACAACCAGTAATAAGCCTTTTTACTGTTAAAGCGAATACGCACTGCCATTGAGTGATTATCTTGAATACGGCCAACCATTGTTTTGCGTACAATAGACTTTCTTAAAGTGCCTGGAGTACGCTTACCATGCTTTTGCTTGCTATTTAATTTACTTGGCTTGTAATGACCAATAGGCGTTATAGCCTTGGCCTTTTTAGTGGTTGCTGAGGTTGCTTTCATCATTGCACCGCGCAACGCTTTTTTACCTACCGCACTACCAAGCTTGGCCAGCTTTGTATCTAGCTTATCTAAACCATTTAACTCCATACTTACTTGCATAGCATTACCCGCTAATCTACTGACACCGCTACAGTGATTGATTCATTTTTCATAGATTCGTTTACGCCTGGGCTTTGTGCAGTGTATTCCACACCATCAACCACAATCACATCACCGACCTGAATGGTTTTAGTTAAACTGGTATAACGAAAAAACACCGTACCAATCATAGTGGATTGATTACCAATCGCCGTGGCACGCTCACCACCCCTTAAGCCAATGAAGCCACACCAAGCCTTACCAACTTCAAACCAACCATCTACCACACCACCCGCTGGATCGGTTACTTCACCCAACCGTTTGATTCTGGCTTTTTTGTTTAATTTACCTGCTCTCATTAGAACGGTACTCGGTAAGATTGAATTAAGGCGTTATAGGCCATTGGCAGCTCTGCTGTGATTGTTCCAGTAACCACGGTTTCACGGTTTGCATACCAGTGACCCACCAACAGAAAAACAGCCTGACAAATTGTTTTTGGCCATAGTGCTGCACCCACGGTATAGCCGATAGCTACCGACTCATACCCCGCCTTAACAGATGGAAAGCTTGAGCCATATTCTGGTTTAATTACCGCCTTGATCGATTTATTATCTAAGTGATAACCTGTCAAAGTTTGCTGAACACCATCAACGTCAATATAGGTAATAGACTCAACCGATTTAACCGGGCAAACAGGCAAGGGAATCTCAGGCGTAAAACATGGTAATGCCAGTGTTAATGCCGTTTCATTAAAACGGTACTGCGTGTCACTCTCTACTTGCTCAATGGCCGCATCTAACAAACCTTGAATATAGGTGTCTTCGTCCACCCATTCAGGCTCTATGCGTAAATGCGCTTTTACTTGCAAAAGGTCTAACATGGTATTGATTCCTTAAAGGGCTTTTTATTTGCAGTACTGCTTTATAAACAAGGGCCACAAATAAAAAACCCCTCGATTGTTTGAGGGGTTTTGGTATTTAAAAACAAACTTATTTAGCTGAACGCTTACGAGTCGTTTTTGGTTTTTCTTCTACTGGAAGAGCGTCCGCAGGAGGTTCGTCCGCAGGAGGTTCGTCCGCAGGAGGTTCGTCCGCAGGAGGTTCGTCCGCAGGAGGTTCGTCCGCA